AATGGTTAACATTTATACGCAAAGTTCAACTCGGGAAACGGCTAATGCGCTAAATCAGTTGAATAGTAAGACAGGAAGTTCTAGAACCACGACGAGCGTTCGCGCCCTATCTGACTTCAGGGTTGGATAATGGCAGCACCAACACTTAAAGTAGAAATAGGTTTCGACCTTACCGATAGCCCTGTTGCAGAGTTTTTTCGACTTGATGACTCGGTTCAAGGGCGATTAGACAACACTATTTACCGGCTCGGCGGAACATTGTTCTACGATGTGAGCGCTTATGTGATTAGTGTTAACGCTCAACGTGGTAAATCGGCTGTGCTTTCCGAGTTCCCTCCCGGTGAGTGCAAAGTTGATTTCACCAACCACACGAGAGTGTTTGACCCGTTATATACGGCGTCACCGTTCTACCCGGAGATTGTTCCGAAACGCGAACTGAGGGTTAGTGCTAACGGCACAGCAGTGTTCCACGGGTGGATTGACGATTGGGATTTGGCGTACCAACCATCCGGAGACTCTATTGCTTCCGCAAAAGCGTCTGACGTGTTGAGTGTTATTGGTAGTCAAACATTGGATGCGTTTACTCCTTCCATAGAGAAGGCTGGGGAACGTATTGATTCGGTCCTGTCTCGCCCTGAGATTAACTGGAATACGGCGGATCGTGATTTGGACCCTGGCACTGTTGATATGGCTGCTAACCCGGTTCCTGCTGACACGAACGCTTTGGCGTATTTGCAGAACATTGCTGGTTCTGACCCTGGGTATGTTTTTGTGACGGCTGATGGGAAGTTTGCGTTCCGTGATCGTCGTAAAGCACCTACGTCTGCGACTCTTGTGGAGCTTGGTGAGGGTGGTATCCCGTTTGCGACTATTGGTGTGACGTATGGGTCGGAGTTGTTGTTCAACCGTGTCACAGCGTCACGTCAGAACGGTGGGACAGCGATTGCGTCTAATATCCCGTCGCAGAACTCGTATGGTATCCGTGACCTTACGTTGTCGAATACTCAGTTGGCGGATGATGCTGATTTGATTGATTATGTTGTCGGTCAGGCTTCCTTGTATTCGCAACCTGAGTACAGGTTTGATCAGACAACAGTTGCGTTGGAGAAGCTCTCTACCGTGAATCAAAACAAGATTCTTGGTTTGGAGATTGGTGATGTTTGTAAGATTGCGTTCACCCCGAACAGTATTGGCGATCAGATTGTCCGATATGTTGAGGTGCGCGAGATTAACCATAATGTGCAGACGGAGTTTCATACTGTTGAGCTTGGTTTCAATGAAACCCGTTACGCGCCTCTCGTTCTTGATGACGCTGTATTCGGTAGACTAGATGTAGGCACTCTCTCTTGGTAAGGAAACTATATGCCGTATAAAGTTTGGGCAGTTAATGAGATTTTGACTGCGGCTGATGTGAACACGTACATTGGTGATCAGGTTATTTCGACGTTCGCGGGTACTGCTGCTCGTGCGACTGCGATTGGTACACCTGTTGAGGGTCAGTTCGCTTTCCTTGAGGATACGGACACGTTGACCTACTATACTGGTAGTGCGTGGACTACGTTTTCTGCTGGTGGCGCTAGCGGTTTTGAGAACACATTTTTGTTGATGGGAGCATAGGTTGGCTACTTCGTATAAACCTCTTGGACAGTTGGATTTGACGACTGCCAGTTTGACGACTCTTTATACTTGTCCTGCGAGTACCGAGACGGTTATTTCGACTGTTATTTTGGCGAATCGTTCTTCTTCTGCTGACACGTTCCGTTTGGCTGTGCGCCCTGATGGTGAAGCTATTGCCGACAAGCATTATGTTGCTTATGATGTGCCTGTGGCCGCGAATGATAGTACTACGTTGACTTTGGGGATCACGTTGGAGGCGACTGATGTTTTGTCGGTTGCTGCTGGTGGTACTGCTTCTACGATGTCGGTCAACGCTTTCGGTGCTGAAGTAGACGTCTAAAGGGGGTAACGACTAATGGCTGTTACTTCTATGGCAAACAGTTCCATCAGGGACTTTGTTAAGTTTCGGAGAATGTCTGCGGCTTCTGGTGTTGGACCATTCCCTTGCACTTATGTCGTTGTCGCTGGTGGGGGTGGCGGTGGACGAACTAATTCTGCCCTAAACCAGGGGGCTGGTGGTGGTGGTGCTGGGGGTTACCGCGCAAATGTGAGTGGTGAGGACTCTGGTGGTGGTGCTTCGGCTGAGTCTGCTCTCACGCTTAATCCTGGCACTTATACGGTGACAGTTGGTGGTGGTGGGGCAGGTAGTTTTAACAGTGTTAACAGTGGCGCTAACGGAAGCCCTAGCGTTTTCCAATCAGTTTCCACGGTAGGCGGTGGTGGTGGTGGTTCCCACGATTCTGTGGCGCGCGGTTTCGGCGGTAATGTTGGCGGTTCTGGTGGTGGTGGTGCTGGAAACTCGACTAGTTTAAGACCGGGGGGCGCTGGAACAACGGACCAAGGTTTTGCCGGCGGAAGTGGTGGGTCAAACTCTGGTGGTGGTGGAGGTGGCTCAAGCCAGGTTGGTGTTGCCGGCTCAGGTAATCAGGGCGGTGACGGCGGCGACGGTGTTTCTTCAGGAATATCTGGGTCATCGGTAACGCGCGGCGGTGGTGGTGGTGGTTCTAGTTCTAGTATTGGCGCGGTTCCGTCATCAGGTGGTGCCGGTGGTGGTGGCGGTAGCGTTAACACTGAAGCAACAGGTGACGCTGGAACGGCAAACACAGGTGGCGGTGGCGGTGCAGGAAAAGGCAACACCGACAGCGGTGCTACAGGTGGCGGAAACGGCGGTTCCGGTGTAGTAATTTTCACTTTGCCTAAAGCGGCACTGCCCATATTCTCTGCCGGTGTTACCTACACAACGGCAACTAGCGGTGACAATATCGCTTACATTGTTACGGCTACAAGTACGACAAGTGAAACGGTGACTATCCCATGAGCCACTTTGCCAAACTAGATGAAAACAACATTGTGACCTTTGTGACTGTAGGGCGTCAGGAAGATGACGGTTTGGAAGCGGAACTGACCGCGCGTACCGGCGATGTGTACAAGCAGACTTCTTACAACACTCGTGGCGGTGTCCACTACGACCCTGAAACTGGGGAACCTAGTGAGGACCAAAGCAAAGCGCTGAGATTCAACTATGCCGGTATCGGTTTCACTTACGATGAGGAACGGGATGCTTTTATTCCGCCTAAACCTTTTGAATCTTGGATCTTAAATGAAACAACTTGTCTTTGGGAATCTCCCACTCCTTACCCCGAAGACGGCGGGGTATATAGTTGGGATGAACCAACACAATCCTGGATAGAGATGGTATAATTAGACTATGACAGCCTTAGACTTTCCTACAGCACCTTCTAATGGTGATACATATCAGAATTATGTTTATGACTCTACCGCCGGGGTATGGAAAAGACTTGCTGCTGGACTAGATTTAAATGATATTACTGATGTTACATTAACTTCCCCCACAGATGGACAAGCATTAGTTTATGACAATGCAACATCAAATTGGGTAAATGGCGAGGGATCAACTGTTCCCGTTCTTATTTCAGAAACAGCTCCTGCTTCACCAGAAGTAGGAGAGCTATGGCTAAATTCCACTGAAGCGAAGATGTATGTTTATTATGACGATGGTTCGTCTGCTCAGTGGGTTGCTGCTGTGGGTGGTACGGTTCCTCAGCAGGGGAAGATTGTTGCGGTCCATTATGTAGAAAAGACTGACACGTTCTCCTCGTCCGTTACGGCGGGCAATAATGTTGCGGTAACGGGTTTGAGTCTCGCGGATGTGGCGGTATCTAGTGCGTCGAATAAGTTAATTATTACCGCGTTTTTCGGAATTGCAGCGTCAAGCCAGCAGCTTGCAAGTGTTGGCATTGCCGTCAATGATGGGACTAACTTCCTGACTGTTGGTGATTCGGCTGGGTCGCGTGTGCGTGTGACTTCCGGTGGTAACGCTGTCGGTACAACTATTAATTCATCGGTGACGATGCCACACATTACTATTGTGCACACGCCTGGTTCGACTAGCGCAAAAACATACACTGTTCATGCATTCAACATAAACACTTCGACTAGGACTCTTTATGTTAATCGCACTGAGGATGATAGTGATAGCGCAAGTGTTGGGCGCGGGGCGTCGGCTTTGCTTATTCAGGAGGTGGCAGCATAATGGACATCGCAGCAATTCTTTCCCGCAAGTTTGACGCTGAGTGGACTCTCAACGGTGACGACTACACCGGACTCACCTGGCTGTCCGACTCACCCAAGCCCACTGAAGAAGAACTCGCGGCCCTGTGGCCTGAGGTGCAAGCAGAAATCGCTGCCGAAGCTCAGGCGAAGATTGACGCTAAGGCTTCCGCTGTGGCTAAGTTGCAGGCTTTGGGTTTGACGGTTGAAGAAGTGCAGGTTGCTTTCGGCCTGGAGGCGTAATGGCTGTCCTTGATTTTCCTGATTCCCCCGTGGATGGTCAGAGGTTTTCTGACTTTGTGTGGGTGGATTCTGTTGGTGTGTGGGACTTCGATGTTGTCGATGGTCCTTTTGGTCTTGAGTACCTTGTTATCGCTGGTGGAGGTGGTGGAGCCGACCAGGGAGATAGTGGTTTCGCTAGCCGTAGCGGTGGTGGTGGCGGAGCCGGTGGTTATCGTTGCAACGTATCTGGCGAAAACTCTGGGGCTAATAGTTTGGCAGAAGCAGCTCTAATCCTCACGACAGGTACCTACACAGTGACAGTTGGCGCTGGTGGTGCAGGTAGCCCCAGCAGCCCCTCCGAACCGGCAAGTATTTTTAACGGTTCAAATGGTAGCTCAAGTGTGTTTTCAACAATTTCAACGGTTGGTGGTGGAGGGGGAAGCCCCCGACATCCCCTAGTGGGACAACCCGGCGGTTCAGGTGGTGCGGGCGGTTGGAATGTAAGTGGTACTGGTGGTGTGGGTGAGGCATTACAGGGAACTAATGGCGGTAACGGCGGGGCGCAAACTGGTGGTGGTGGTGGTGGTGCGTCTACTGCTGGTCAAAACGGTGGCGACTCCGGCGTTGGAGCTAACGGTGGGGCTGGGCTTACTTCTTCTATTACGGGCACAGCTGTGGGTCGTGGTGGTGGTGGTGCAAACCGTTACGGCTCTGCGTCAGACGGCGGCGGGGCTAACTCGGCTGGAACATTGAACACGGGTGGTGGTGGTGGTGGCAACAAGGAATATCTTGGCGGATATAACGGCGGTTCCGGTGTTGTCATTCTCAAGTACAACGCGGGACTCAACTTGACGGTGGGTGCTGGACTAGAATCAGAAACGGATAGCTCTACAGTTCCGGGGTATAAGATCACAACATTTACTTCTGGTACAGATACGGTGGTGTTTTCATAATGACAGCTATTGATTTTCCCAATACCCCCACAGATGGGGACAATTTTGGTGTATGGAAATGGTCTGATACCGTTTCTGCTTGGCGTTGGGATGTTGTGCCGTCTCCGTATGATTTTGAGTATTTGGTTATTGCTGGTGGCGGTTCTGGCGGTGGGGGAACAAATAGCGGCGGCGGTCAAGGTGGTGGTGGCGGTGGTGCCGGTGGTTATCGTTGCTCTGTAAGTGGCGAGTCCTCTGGCGGTGGGGCATCTGCCGAATCAGCATTATCCTTCTCCACAGGTCAGACCTACACAGTTACTATTGGGGCCGGTGCTCCCGCCGCATCGGTTAGCGCCAACGGAACAAATGGCTCAAACTCTGTCTTTGACACTGTAACGTCTATTGGCGGCGGTGGCGGTAGCGAACCTAACGCGGGAGCTGGGTTATCGGGAGGTTCTGGCGGCGGCGCTGGTTCGCGAGGTACCATAACCGGCGGCTCCGGCACTACTAACCAAGGTTTTGATGGTGGGGACAGTGGCGCTTCTGGTGATGGCGGTGGTGGCGGCGGCGGGGCCGGAGAAGTCGGTTTTGTTGGCGGAGCAGACGGTGGTGCCGGGGGTGACGGTCTTAGCTCCTCGATTACCGGTTCTCCTGTTACTCGTGGCGGTGGTGGAGGTGGTGGTGACAATACTACGATTGCTTCTGGCGGCGCTGGTGGCGGTGGCGACGGTTGCGCGACCACAACAGGAACAGCTCAAGCAGGAACCGTAAATACTGGCGGTGGTGGCGGGGGCGGTGCTGAATTCAAGGGTTCTGGTGCTGGCGGCTCCGGTGTTGTAATTCTCAAATATCCCTCGGCGCTCACCATCACACCCGGCGTTGGACTCACTTCATCAACAATAACCTCCGGCCTATACAAAATCACAACATTCACTGCCGGTACAGACACAATTACAGTGGCTTAAGGGGGGGGGATGGTGCAAAGCTGTAATCACTGCAAAGCGCAAAAGCCACTGTCCGAATTTCATAAAAACAAAAACAAGAAAAACGGTCACTCTCCTGAGTGTAAGGCTTGTGCAAATTTACGTTCTAAGCTTAGGTATCAACGAGAAGGCGAAAAGTTACGCCGCCAAATGGCTGATCAACGAAAAAAAGACTACGAATACAGGCTTGAAATAGAAAGACGATCTAGGGCTAAAAACAAAGATAGGTATCGTCCAATTAAAAATGCTACCCAATCTAAAAGAAATAGATTAATAAACAAAAAAGAATACGAGATTCTTGAAAAAAATTTAAGAAGGATATACGATTCTGAGTGTTGGTTTTGTAAAACAAAAGAAAATATAAGCTTGGATTACGTAATACCATTAAGCAGGGGTGGCACACACTCCGCCGGAAACATGCTATCATTATGTAGGAGTTGTAATAGCAGCAAAGGAAATCGTTTACTTTCTGAGTGGCGGTACAAGAAAGATAGGAGTTGGTTAAAATAGCACATTATGCGTTTATTAATGACGAAAACATCGTCGTAGAAGTTATTACAGGTCGTAATGAAGACGACTCAGTAAATGGAATTACAGACTGGGAAGCATATTACGGATCTAAGCGACCAGGTTTGCGTTGTTTAAGAACTTCTTATAATACCCTCGCGGGACAGCACGCTTTTGGCGGTACACCTTTTAGGGGCAACTATGCTGGTAAAGGATACCTATACCGTGAAGATCTTGATGTATTCATTCCACCTCAACCTTTTAATTCATGGATACTTAATGAAGCTACCTATTCTTGGGAAGCTCCTGTAGCATATCCCGAAGACGGCGGGGTATACGTTTGGAACGAAGAAACAACTTCTTGGGAATCAGCAGAACCCCCAGCTGAGTAGTTTGTTAATGGTATAATTAATCTATGTACCCCCAATTAGGACTTAGATTTAGAGGAAACAATAAAGGCTTTCGAGAGATTGCTGCTACCGGTGGAATTATAACTCAGGCAACTACCCCCGGTGGTTATAAATATCACACCTTTATTTCCAGCGCCCCGTTTAATCTTGAGGTTAGGGGAACTATAGAGTATTTAATTATAGGTGGCGGTGGCGGTGGTGGGCGTGGGCCTGGTGGTGGCGCTGGCTCAGCAGTAGAGGGCGAAATACTTTTGGATCCAGGAAGCTATCTAGTAACTGTTGGTAGTGGTGGAAGAGGGTCTGGAGGAAGGCCAAACCAATTCGAATCAGGCCACAGCAAAGCAGTTTTATATTCTTCAGGAAGCGGCCTTGCATCTTCTTTTGCAGGAGTCAACGCCCCTGGAGGATCTGGGGGAGATCAGGGTGGAAACTCTGGTAACGGATTTTTAGGTGGAGGTGGTGGTGGTGGTTCCGCAGGAAACAGAAGCGGCAGAAGCGGTGGGCCAGGATACCCTGCATCGGAATGGGCATCTTCTACGGGAACCGGATCGGGAGGCAGGTACGGTGGCGGTGGCGGTGGTGGAACGGGTGGCTCTGGTGGTTATGGACCCGGAGGCCCTGGTGGTGGAGGCCGTGGTGGATTTACGCTAGGTGAAAACGATAACTTTGGCCCATCTGGAGGACAGTCAAGAACTGGCTCAGGTGGTGGGGGTGGATTCACCGGTTACGAAGGTTTTATTGAGGGTGGCGGCAGCGGGGCTTCTGGAATAGTTATCCTGAGATACCGTGTCTATAAAGTCTAGCTCCTACTATGTTAAAATATATTAGGAGAATACATGACTACATCCCTTAATCTTTATGCCACCAAGGTATTTTCGGAGCAGCCCACAGCTCTCTGGGCGCTTGACGACACCACCGACTATGTGGCATTGATTAGTCCTACAAATCAAAATCTTGACAATTGGGCGGTAGAGGGTGCTTCTGTTGTTAACGCTAAGACAGATATTATTTTTACAGAAAAACCACCAATAGAGCCTTTTTCAAATATTTATACCAGTGGTGTCATTGAAACTTTGGGGAATAGCGGAAACGTAGTATTAACTAGTCCAGTAAACTTTGATACCGGCGATCTTAATTCTGAGCTAGGGTCTTTTGCTATTGGTGCATACTTTTTTACATACGATAGAACCGTAGATGTTCAGATTGGATACGAGTATACAGATCCAATCACTTTAGAAGATATCGAATTCACTAGAAATACTATAATCCCAGTACAAAGACAATGGTCTTTCGTATCTGAAACATTTCAGCTACCAGAAAGTTTTAACAATTTACGATTTGTTATTCGTGTTATTTTTGAAGAAACTCTGACTCCATATCAGTTTGCAGTTAATGGAATCAATATCGGACAATGGGCAGAAGAGTTTCACGTAGAATCTATCGGTGTAAACCCCCAGCCATTGCCATCGGACATTAACATTGTTTCAGATGGTGTTCCTGCTCTACCGTACGGCCTTGACGGTGTCAACGGTTATTATCTTTCAGAAGACAACGTTCTATACGCAAAAAACTCTGGTTTACCACTTGTTTATGGAGCTTTTAACAGTACTGTAATTTTTCCTAATACCAACAAACCATCTTTAATAATTCCAGGATTAGGATTCTTAAATGAGTCTGGACAATATAAAACATTTACCGCAGAATTCTGGGCAAAAATTCAGTCCAACGCTACAGCATCTAGAAGAATTTTTGGACCCATTGCATCAGATGATGGCATCTATGTCGAGGGGCCGTTCTTAAAATTAAAAATAGGTGACTTTGTTGGATCTCACTATGTTGGTGAGTGGGATAGGCCAATGCTAATAGACATTAGAATTAAACCTAATAGCTCCAGCTTGCTGATCAATGGAGAAGAGGTTCTGTCCTTAGACATTGATACAGATTCTTTAAACCTTCCCGAAAAATTTGATACAGAAGACAACGACCAGGACTGGCTGGGGTTCTATTCCTATTCAGATGTTCCAATTATTCAACTAGATTGTGCGGGTATATACCCTTACGAGATTGCCGCACTGGTCGCAAAAAGGCGATTTGTTTATGGTCAGGGTGTAGAAGTTCCGAACAACATCAAAGGCCTTAATTCTTCTAACTCTGTTTTTATTGACCACTCCTTTTCAAAAACAGCAAAAAACTATTCATACCCAAGAATGGGCACTTGGAGAAATGGTGTTGTAGAAAATCTTGTGCCACAGGCTCAGTCCTTATCTCTGCCAGAATATACCCTGCCAAGAATTAAGTTTAACAATCAGTCCCTACAACAGTGGTACTTTGATTTAGAAAATGCTCAACCAATTCTCGGAAGCAACTTTATAAGTCTCAAGCCAAATTCTGGATGGGACGAAACCGAAGGGCATATCTTTTTTGAAAACCTAAACTTGCTCCAGGACGACACAAAGTGTTTCTACGGAGTCTTTGAGATAGAGGAGCTAAGCAATGATAGGCAAATACTCTTCGAGCTTGTCAATGACATCAGGGGCGCAAGACTAACAATATCATTAGAAAAAGAAACTACGGTTGTTGGTCTAGAAACTTACGAGAGCTATGTTGTTTCTTATGAATTTAGCTACAAGTCTACCAACGGACAAACTGTGACTCAGCAGGTATACAAGTCTTATGGTTACGAGGCTTCAAAGATTTTTCTAGTGGGATTACACTTACCCAGACTAATCTCTAACTTTGGTCAGCAAATGGCTTCTTTCTTCGGGGCAAAGCAAAATGTAAAGGTCTTTGTTGGAGGCAGTGCAAACCTATCAGAAACATTTAAAGGAAAAATTTACAGAATAGGCTTTTCTACTAGCCGTAATCTTAAAAAAATAGAAAGCCTGTTTTCCTCCGAAGGAGTTCCGGTAGACTACGAAAACGTTTTCGATCTTTATGGTGGTGACTCGTTTTACGATGGTGGTTTTGTGGACACAGAGTTTTGGCCACTAGAGTTTGATGGCGGCCCACCCGAGGGATTTGAAAAGTTTCAGATACTACCACATCTAGCAAGTTACACCCTTATCCCCAAAATAGAGTTTGATAGCTTTAAGCTAGATATAGGTATTGACTCATATTGGGAAGACTATGTACCTTTGAGCTATTTTGGAAAATTTGTTACTGACTTTAATCAAAGAAAATACTTCACTTTGGACTTTTTGCAATTAAACATAGACTATCCCAAGATGTCAAACTTTTCTTCAAACAATTACAATACGCAAAACTCTCTGGTTAAAACTTTTATAACTTTTCAATACCTTGCAGAGGGCTCGAACAAAACACAAAGCAGTTTTACAAACACTGTTTCCTTAAACAAGAATGGCGTTGTGCGACCTGGAGAAGAATGGCTAAACTCTAAGTACGAAGTCTTGAACGACACAATAATCTATCCCCCAGCTGGAGTTAATTTTAATAGGCTGTCCGTTAATATTCATATAGAAATTAGCATCGATAGTATTCTTTCAAACCCAGTAAAAATTAGATCTTTACAGCTTTCCTCACAGGCACTGGGGCAGTCTCCAAACAGAATTGGAACAAGGTTCGGTGCGTAAATATTCCCATACAAAAAAGACGGAAACTACTTTAACTATAAATCGGTAAATCCTTTTAGTCTTTCAAAAATAAGCACACCATATCTCTACATGAGCGGAACTTCCGGAATTAGAATGAGAGGCGACTTCTTACCATCCGACAATGACGGAATAACCATGCCGATAAACAAAGGTCTTAAATCATTTTTTAAGGTAGGGGCTTTTCAATTTGCAATAAGATATGACGAAGATCTTTTTCCTTTGGCTCCTGTACAACTTTTTGAAATACAGGACAACAATGAGCTAATTAAGTTTTATCTTGTAAGCGAAAAAGCCACTAGAAAAAGAGGCTACATTTTTGCAATCAACAACTCTACTGGTCAGCTTAATCAATCAGTAATATATAATTTAGACGGAAGGTCTGTAAAGAAAGCCGTGCTATCTCCAAACTCCTGGTCAATGATTGGTCTTGCTTTTAGCACACCTCTAGACATTTCAGAATCGGTGGGGGCATTTAGAATCACTAGCCCAGTGCTTTTTGACGCAATATCTTTTTATCAGGTAACAGAGGAAGATGAGGCGGAAAGGTTTGCCTATCGAAAGTGGTATGCAGTAAGGTCAGAGCCAGACAACGTCCTTGATTGGGACTATTGGGATGAGAATCTTTGGTCCGAGGTTCTATTCCTTTCAGAGTCAGAACCAACGGTTCTTGATCCAACAAAGATATATAAGCAATATGTTGGAACAGATAGGCTAGTTTTTGACAACGATTACGTATTGAGCCTAGATAACTATCGATATAGCGTCTTTAAAGATGTCAGGTGGTCACGACAGATACTGGATTCTGCATAGTATGTTATAATTGTGGTTATGAAACAACCAAAACCACGCTTTCCCGGTCAAGTTGGTGACACAAAGGTACAGGTTATCGAGGAGAACTTCTCTAACTTCGGTACATATGTGTGGCATAAACCCAACGGCAAGGCATTCACAGACGGTAGTGGCAACGCATTGTCTATTGAATCAATGAAGGGTGACCTTACACGAATTCAGGAATTACAAGATGCCGCCAAATATTACGGTCAGGCAGACGGTACTGCAAAGTTCTATTCAAATATGCGCAAGATTTCTGACGAAGAGCACAGCGAACAGGTAGACAGAATGAAGGAAGGCCTCCTTCCAAGCATGAATGATCTTGGTGCTGTCATTGCTGCAAAGCAAACCCTAAAGCAGTGGGGTGACGAAGGCTAATGTCACAAGAGTGGACAATTGGTGCTCGTATCGACGACATAGAACAGATCGAGGATCAGTTCAAAAAGCAAGATCCGTTTAATCAGAGCTGGGACAATCTAAAATCCTATCGCGGCATCGAGACAAACTTTAAGCGTCGCTCTAACAGAATTGCTAAGAATCTTCAGATGCCGCCCTCTGACCAGTACATGAGAAGCGCTCGTACAAACCAGGTCGGAGTTGACGGGGCACAGTCAAAAGAAATTAATCCAGGAGATGTTTATCGTAATGGTTATGGAATGTTTGATGTTATTACACCCCCTTGGAATCTCTATGAATTAGCAAACTACTACGACACCTCTTTTGCAAATCACGCAGCCATCGATGCCAAGGTGGAGAACATTGTTGGTCTTGGCTATGACTTCCAGATTTCACAGAGAACAATGCTCCGTCTTGAAACCAACGAAGATCGTGAAGCCGTAAAGCGTGCTCGTAATAGAATTGAAAGAACAAGAATTGAGCTAAGGGATTGGCTAGAAACTCTCAATGATGACGAGTCTTTTACTCACACATTTACAAAATTTTATACCGATGTTCAAGCTACCGGAAACGGCTATCTTGAGATCGGTAGAACGACAAAGGGAGAGATCGGATATGTCGGACACATTCCATCAACTACAATGCGTGTGCGCAGATTGCGTGACGGGTACGTACAGATAATTGGGCAGAAGGTTGTTTACTTCAGAAACTTCGGGGCACGTAATCAAAACCCAATTACAGAAGATGCACGACCTAACGAAATTATTCACTACAAAGAATATTCACCCCTAAATACTTTTTATGGTATCCCAGATATCATGTCTGCCATTTCCTCACTACACGGAGATCAGCTAGCATCACAGTACAATATTGATTACTTCGGTAACAAAGCTGTACCCCGCTATGTTGTAACTCTTAAAGGCGCAAAACTGTCTGCTGATGCAGAAGACAAAATGTTCCGTTTCCTCCAGACTAGCCTTCGCGGGCAGTCACACAGAACTCTATACATTCCTCTTCCTGGAGACACGGAGAGCAACAAGGTAGAGTTCAAGATGGAACCAATCGAAAACGGTGTACAGGAAGCATCATTTAACGAATACCGTGTTCGTAATAGGGATGACATTTTGGTGGCACACCAAGTACCCCTTTCAAAAATCGGTGGTGGAGATTCTTCCTCTATCGCCTCTGCTCTTGCACAAGATCGTACCTTCAAAGAGCAGGTAGCAAGACCAGCTCAAAAGAACCTTGAAAAAATGATTAACAAAATTGTTAAAGAGAAGACAGACATTCTTGAGTTCAAGTTCAATGAGCTAACGCTAACAGATGAGATTGCACAATCACAAATCATTGAGCGTTACATAAAGACACAGGTTATGACACCTAACGAGGCACGTCAAGAGCTTGGTCTACCGCAGCGTCCAGATGGCGATGACCCATTTGAGATGTCTCCTCGACAGCTTACAGATGCAAGAGCTAATTTGGCGGGGAACAGAGAAAGAGACTCAGAAAGATCCAACAATCAATCAGATAGTCCATCTACTGTTAGTGGCCGTAACGCACAGGGTGAAGGCGCAGCCTCAGAATAAAATATTACATTATTGTAACATTTTATAAAAAACAGTATATAATGGAGCTAGTATGACTATATCTCAATGCACCGTTGTCGGTTGCTCAAACCAAAAACGCAGGAATGGTGAGAAAACTGTTCACTGCGATATGCACTATGCAAGGTTTTTGAGAAACGGCACTGCAGGGTCTGCAGACAAAAAAAAGATTTATAGTTACGAAGGAAAGAAATGTTTTGTAAACGACTGCTCCGACTTAGCTAAGAAAAAAGATTTATGCACAAAGCATTATGATGACTCCAGAAAGACAAAGCTGTCTGCTCAGGTCGTTTCTGATATGAAAAAATCTGGATGCGAGGTATGCGGTTCTTTTAAAAACTTAAGACTGGACCACGATCACTCATGTTGCCCAATCGGCAGTTCTTGTGAGAATTGTGTTAGAGGAATTTTGTGTCATAACTGCAACACCGCTGCCGGATTGCTTGCAGACGACATTTCTATAATTTTTTCACTAGCAGATTATTTAGCAAAAGAAAGGGGGCTTGTCAATGCATAATATTGAT